GTCGGACGAACGGTTGGCCTCGGTCCTCAAGGCCTTTTGAAGTTGCGCGTAATCACTCATCGTGGGGTTCCTCCGTCGTCTGTTGTTCTGGCTCGACCACCTTGGTGATCTCTGGCCGCACAACCTTGGTGTGATTGGGGCCAGGTTGTGTCCCTCGCCTCAGGTATCTGCTGAGCCACTCATCAGCTGTCTGCCCTGGTGGCCTGCTCAAAAAGTCCCGTCTCACTCGTCGTTCTGTCTCATCCATCACTGCAGCCTGTTGCGTCTGTATGGCCTCCACAGCGGCTTGACCGCCGTGTGGATCATGTCTGGGGTGATCTCGCCACCACCCATCCTGGATCCGACGGCATAGCCCTCTGACAGGTCACCCGTCCTCACCGAGGTCAGACCGAAGGGCCTTGGTCCCCCGTTCTCGTCACCACCGTACACCTGCCAAGCCAACCGAACCCACTCAGTCACCCCCATCACCACATCAGCTGGGTGAGGGATGTCACCCCCCTCATCCACATCAGCGCCGATGATGGTGTCAACATGGGTTGGGGTGCGGCCATCCAGCTTGATCCAGAAGTGGTTGAGGTAGCTGTCACCAGCCCTGACTGCGGCAGCCAACCACCCAGCCAGCTTGGCGTCGTAGTCGGTCACGATGATACCCAGGGCGGTCTTTAGCTCCGCGCCAAACAGATCCCAGGTGTATGTCTCAGTCAGGGTGGCCATGGCGCTCAGTCCTCATCCTCAATGTCGGAGTCATCATCGAGGTCAATCGGCTCATACGGGTCATCGAGCCCAAGCTCTTCACGATGCTTGAGTGCTGCAGCCCTGCATGCAGACCGAAGCGCGGCAATGCTGGATCGCATGTTGAGCCCCTTGGCACCGCCCATGTGGCTCAGGATCTCCAACAGCTCAGGCTTGGTGTACCTGAGCAGCTCAGCCTCAATCTCCCTGGCCCTGTCTTTAGCGATCTTGTCCTTGACCGCGGGTTGCTCCTTGAGCTTGTCAGCGGTCTGCTGGGCCAGGTCGATCTTGGGTGAAGGTGCCTCCTTGGTCAACACGCGCCTGGCCACCTTGGGACCGCTCTGGGTGAACCCAATGGGAGTGGGGGCCTTGCCCCCCACATAGATCGCCTCACCCAACCGCACCTTGGCGGCGCAGAAGTTCTCCTGGGCCGTGCAGGTCTCACCTGGCATCACCTGTCTGCTGCAAGGCCCCCTGAATCGCTTCAGTGCTCTAATCTCAACCATCCTTGCCATCTCACACCCCTCGTGTGCAAAGGCCACCTGAGCATTTCACCCAGGTGGCCTTGAGTCATCAAGCCAAGCCACTCAAGCCACTAGGGTCAGGCGGGCTCGCCGTCGAAGGTGCCCAGGACGAAGCTCTTGGGCCGGATGACACTCATGTCACCGCGCTGCTCAACACGGATGCCAACCATGTTGCGCTCCCACCAGTCCTTGTTCTGGTCGCTGACATCCATGGTGCTCTGCTGGCGGTCCCAGAGGATGGCACCGAGACGGAACGCACCAGCCAGCCACTGGCTCAGCACCATGGCCGCCGTCTCGATGACGGTGGCACGCCAAATGGTGGTCACTCCAGGAGACACCTGGACCTGATTGAAAATGTAGTGGCCGTCGCTGCCCTTAAGGGTCTCGATCTTCTCCCAGTCGCTGGGGTGGAAGATGACGCCATCGACGGGATAGAAGGCCAAGAACACCTGGGTGAACGACCGCCGAACCGCGTCCAACACCGAGTCACCCGTGAGGCCGCTGCTCATCAGGTAAGTCTGAATGTCGGGGTGGTTCATGATCCCCAGGTACTGATTGGACGTCCCATCTCCCCTGAGGATCTGGCGCTCCTCACTCAGCTCGATCATGGCCTCCATGCGGCTGCTGAGCAGTCCCTGCACGGCGGTGCTGTCCATCAGCATCTGCTTGCTGAACGGGATGATGGTGGCCAGGGTCTTGACGGCCGAGACGATGGTCTCGAATTCGATGCGGGCAGTGGGCTTGATCTCTGCCTCAGGGGTCGCCTCGAACTCGGTGGCGCTGATAGATCGCCCCACCACATGGGTGTTGCTGAGGTTGCTCACCAGGGTGATGGTCCCCGTGGTGTGGTTGAGGCTGGCGATGACGCCATCCTCCTCGTTGGCCTCACCAAGACTGACGGTGACGGTCTGTCCGACCATCCACCCACGAATCTTGGACCGACCATCGGAGTTGACACCGACCACCAGCGCCTTCTGGGCGGCGGCGGCCTCAACAGTCAGCTCGCTGTAGATGGCCAGCGTGACGTTCTCAGCCACGTACTCAATCGAGTCAGAGCTGATGTTGATCCTCTGGAGCAGGTCCCTGACGCGGGGGGGTCTGAGTGGATCCTGAGTCACCTGATCCCAGCGGAAACGCTCGACCAGGGAACCGATCTGGGTGCTGGTGAGGTCGACACTCTTGGTGATCAGCTCACCAGAGACCATGAGGCCCTTGGGGGTGTGCTGAATGCCACCGGTGATGTCGAATTTCTTCGACGAATACTGGCGCTCAGCGACCATGCTCTTGTATTGGCTGGACGAGACGAACGCCAAGCCAAGGGTGTTGAGCCCCAGCATGGCATCAGGAGCGAGGCCACTGAATGCCTCACGTCCCTGCTTGGCGGCCATCTCAGTAATCTGGCTCTTGAGGCGATTCAGCTCCGCCTCAATGCCAGCCCACTTGGTGCTGAGCCCGTCTATGCTGCTGCCCAGCTTGTCACTGACGCTGCCGTGCTGCTTGATCTGGAGCTTCTGCTCTTCGATCCCCTTCATGACCTGGATACCCAGGGACTGGAAGCCCTCACGAATCTCCGCCATTTCCTTCAGGATGCTTTCAACGTTCTGAGACATGTCTCAATCCCCTTTTGCTTGGGTGGTCAGCCAGGTGGTCAGCTCTTGAATGCTGGCCTTGATCTGGCGGGTTTCCTGGCTGATCCCAGAAGGGATAGCCGCCTGATGTTCTGTGTTCTGGAACGTACTCATGACCGACTTGAACGCCTGGCACTCAGCAGCAATCGCTGCCAGCTCGGCCTCAGTCAGCGTCATCTTGACCAGCCGGTCACCCTTGACCTCGATGACCTCGATGGGTGCCGCCTTGCCGCCGTCATCTGGGTACTTGCACCCAACGGAGTTGCCGGCGTCCAGTAGCATCTGCTCAGCGATCCCAAGGCCCCTTGCCAGCCCCTTGACGATGGCCTCCGTGGGACAGGTCACCTCGCCGCTCAGGATGGCCCTGAGGTCATCGGGCTTGATGCCAGCCTCTGCCTGCATAGCGAGCTCCAACTCAGCCCTGTTGCCACTGGCTTCGTCGAGGGCGGTGTTGATGACATGGGCGATCCCGTGTCCCTCAGTGGTGGCCTTCAGGTGTCGCATGTACTCAGGGAGCCAGAGCTTGTTGACCTGCTGCACCCTGGCGTGGATGTTGGCCGGGAAGGTCACAAGACTGATCTCCCACAGGTCAACCTCACTCAGCAGCCGATAGCTCTTGAGCCCACTGCCCGCTGGCGGCTCGACCCAGGTGTGGGTCACAGGGTTGATGCCTACAGATATCCCGTCGATGAACTTCTCATCAGCGAGGTTGAAGGCGTCAATGGCCAGCTGGGTCTTGGTGCTCAGCAATGCTTCAAACTCAAGGCCGTGCGAATCCTCAGCCAGGTGGATGGTCTTGCCGATGATACTGTCAGGCCAGTGCTGCCAGAGGAACGGGACCCCATCGGGCTTGGCCTGGATCGTCTTGGCGTAGGCTCCCAGAGCTATCATCTCATCCTGGAGGTCGAGCACATTGGCCACCGAGGCGTAGCCCTCGATGGTGTTCTTGGCCTTGTCGGCCTTGCACTCCAGCTTGAAATCAATGGTCTTCGTCTTGGCCGCCATGGTCTCACCCCGTTCACGAGCATTCAGCGATTAGACTGTCTGGTGACACAATCAGTGTCAAGACCGACCGATTGTTTTGTCAAGAGAAACAATCACTCAAACGAACAGATCATGATGGTCATGGCTCTCAGAGCCCCTGCAGGGTGATTTGGGGTCTCCGACCAGTCACCCACCCACCCGGCCAGGTCAGGGACGTCTGAGCCCCACAGCAGCCCCCTGGACCCCATCTCCCTGATGCTACAGCAGTCGGCCATCAGCTCTGACCGCCCAACCCTGGCCAGGTGGCACCACTCGTGGAACACCGAGAAGTCGTGCTGCAGGTGGGACATGGGATCCCAGGCGTCTCGCTCGATGTAGATGGTGGGCACCAGCAGCATGGAGCTGGCGGCTGGTGAGCCGTCGTTGTCAGCGTCTAGCTGCCACATCACCCGCTGACCCTGAGCCACCAGTCTGGGCCAGTGATAGGCGGGCTGACAGCTGGTTAGGCAGACCAAGACCAGCAAACAAAAAAGAGCCCCCAGCCATGTGGCCAGGGGTGTCAGTTTGATACGACCAGGTAGACCCTTTCGAGGGCGACTCTCAGGGGTTGGCTCCTCGTCCTCCTCGTCCTCCTCGTCCTCGTACAGCGCCGCATCCACCTCAGCCCTAGACCAGCCTGGATGCAGCTGCCGCATACCAGCTCGAAATCTCTCCAACGATGCAGACATCAGAGCCTTATTCTTCCTGCGCGTCATCGAGGTCATGACATTTCTCCCTTCAGTCTCGCCAGCCCCAGGCCACCATAGCCAGGAGCGCCAACACTCCGACCACCGTGGTGACCAAGAGCACCTTCTCAGCCACCCTGAACATCACATCAGCATCGACCATCATCCACCCTCCAAAATCAGAACTGCTTGTTCTAGTAACCTGGGTCTCAGCCCCGTGAATTTCGACACTTTCAGAACAAGCAGTTCTAGTAAACCACCTCAGACAGGTTCACGGGGATCTCATTCCCGTGAATGTCGAAGGTGGTCCCTGGGTCATCGAGCACGGCAGTCGGCTCCATACTGCTCTTGAGCTTGAGGTCAGTAATCAGACCATCAACGGCCAGCTGGCTCAATGCTGGGGCCAACCATCTCTCTGAGCGCTCGAAGCCACACCATGCAGAGCCAAGCTCTGGGCTCCACGCCCGCAGCCCTGACTCTCCCAGGTAAAGCATCAGGGCATCACCAGCCTCGCCATTGACCATGACAACCCTACCCAGCGCCTCAATGGTCCACTTGAACCCTAACCACTTACCGCTTGCTTTAATCATCATGGCTCCCAGTCGGTTGGTTTGTCTCTGCCCTTCAGGCCTGGATGGCGATACCCAAACGACCCCTTGAGCAAGGCCACGGCATAGGCGAACATCTCTGGATCCTTCCGGGCCAGCACCAACATTTGTTCAGGGCTGACGAAGTGTTGGAGAGCCATGCTGCTGACCTCGGTAGACTGCCAGGCGTCATAGTGCTTGCCGACATAGGCATGGATGAACTTGTCAGGGTCAGCCTTCTCGTTGGACTTGTACCCATGACCAGGGAAGATCTTGCTCAGCTGCTGTAGCCCCTGCCCGTCTTGCCTGATCCTGCGCTCCCTGAATGCTCTTGCGGCATCTGCAGCACGACCATTCTGGCCCTCGATGTTGTGGCCAAGCTCGTGGAAGATCACTTCTTTGAACCGCTTCGGATCCTTAGCGTCGTCCTTGCTGGTGTTCATGATCTGTCTTGGCTTCGGCTCACCGACAACCCCAGCAGGGAACGAGACCTGATTGGTGTGAGTGTCATTGTGCTTACTGATAATCGGCATGGCCTGAGACCACGCCTCATCGTTGGCATCGGGGAAATGCTCAATCAGCCTGATAGCTATCTGAGGGTTCCTGGCTGAAATGTCAGTCCATAGGGCTGCGAAGTCGTTGGTTTTCCATGTCCCGTCTGGATTGAGTCTGGGGTGAGACGGGTCCAGCTTCGCCCATCTCTCAAGCAGATCTGGTGGCACGGTGCTGTTGTGCTCCATCGCGAGATGGAATTTGAGCTTCCTGAGGAACGGATTGTTGCTTGCCGCGTAGCCGCTGGTGGCATTCCACAGCTCTTGGAGTGGACCTTCAGCGAGGGTATCAAGGTGCCTGGCCATCTCGTCCAGGTTGACCTTTGGCGGCAGATACCCTGACTGCATTGATGCCCTGACCTTGCCTGCCCAGGCCACATCAACAGGACCATTGGCTTTCTTGGAGCCTCCTAGGGCTAGGTCATACAGCCTCATCGACTCATTGACTGCATCCTCAGCCAGCTTCTTGGTCTTCTTGGGGACACTCTTGATGCCTGAGTGAATGACCTCTGGATCATCCTTTCCTGACAGCTTCATCAAAGATTCTCTGAACGCCTTGATGTCCTCAAAGGTCTGGTCATCCTGCCTGTTCTGCCAGGCCATCAGCGCCTGAGTGTCTGCCTCCAACGAGTCGATGGTGCCTGGCAGGGTGGCGAAAAAGTCAGACTGCTGTTGCTGGTAGGTCTTGCCAATCCATGGCATCCGCTCCTTGAGGCCAGCGAACTCGGTGTCAATCACCTCCCATGCTCGGTCCTCTGTCAGCCCCTTGTTGCCTGGCACGGGTGACCCTGGCAGCACAGGTGAGCCTGGTGTGATGGTCGGTGGAGCATTCTCAACCTCAACCTCGGTGGGCTCGTACAGGATCACGCACCGGCATGCTGGGTGAGCTGGAGGTACCTGGGTATTTGGCAGCAGGTCAGTGGCACCTGGGAAGGTCTCCTGGAGGCCAACCTCCTGATCATGCAAAGGAAAACAGAAGGGACAGACCCTTTCATCTATCTGGGTGTACCACACCTTCCGGATCCTGAAACCATCGAGCACCCCAGAGTCAACAGCTGCCACCACACTGTTTTGTGTCCCAAAGTTGTAGGCAAAGGCCATCTCCGTCCTACCAATCAGATAAGCTCTGTTGGCCCTCCTCCTGGTAGCGATGGTGTTGGCGACCTTCAAAGCCCTGTCAGGGTCCACACCCTCAAGCAGGAGCTCCAGATAGCGATTGTGGACCATGGCAGACTGCCTGGGGGTCAGCCCCACAGCAGCCCTCACCAGCCTACCCAGGTTCCTGCTGCCCAGCCTTGCCCCATCTGGATGAGTTGTGTTGACCCTGATGATGGACCTGATGGCTCGGCGGTCGACCTCGTTGATCTGCTGGACGAAGTCTGCCCCCCTGTGCTTGACCCACCGATCCATGTGGCTCTGAAAGGCAAACTCTTGCCTGGCTGCCATCTCTGGGCTCACATCGACCATCCCATTGAGCCCCCTCATCACCAAGCCATCGCCCTTGTCGGCGGCACCAAACCACTGGGGCGACATGTCCCTGTCAATCACCTCGGTGTAACGGTGCTGCCACTGAGTGAAGGCGCCACCTGGGTCCCACATGTCCCCAGGGACAGTGCCAAACACCTTGGCAATTTCCTCAAACTTGATGTCCTCACGGTTGGCATTCCACGTGTTGAACAGGATCCTCTGGAGCACGGGCGTCTTGCTCAAGAGGATCTTGTCCAACATGGCGCTGGTGTCCCGCTCTGAGACTATCGACCTGGGCCGCTCAGAGATTGGAGTTGATGGCAGCTGTGGCATGTCAGGATCCCACTGGGGTGGGATGGCTGATGGGATGTCGCGGCCATACGGGTCACCGGCTTTGGTTATCATGGTTCACTCCACAGTCTCTGTGAGTCACGAACCCTAGACCATCGAGCCGTCACAAGAGTCCAGGCCTGGCCATACACATCATCAAGGGCATTCTCAAGACCAAATTGTTCTTCGATCTCGCCATTGACCTCAATCAGGTCAGCCAACAGCTTAGCCATGGTCGAGACGAAGTCCCGTACGGGGATGCCAGCCAACCCACCCAGGTTGACCATTACGGGGGCACCAGGCTCACCCGCTGTCACCCCTGCCCAGTCTGGGACCACCAGTAGGTTGGCGTCACCAGCACCGCCACCCATGACCACATCGAAGGCGCTCCACTGAGGCACATCAGCGAGGAACCCATTGGCCGCCATGCTCATCACGATGGTGCCGCCCTTGCCCACCGCAGCCACCAGGTGGCCGACGTGCCCAGCACGCTGCAGTTCCATAGCCAACTGGTCACAGTCCGCAGAGGTCAACCCCGCAGCCCCCTTGACGCGCTCTAGAATCCCCATCACTCACCTCCCCTGGCAGTCCTTTTACGAGCAGCGGACAGGCTGAATGACCTTGTCTCTCCGACCTCTGGCCTTGGGCCATACGCGAAGATAACCAGCAGCCGCTCACCATCGCAGTCAATCACGGCCTCATGGTCGCCGAGTGTGGTTGTCCTTACGCTCAGGATCTTACCTGATGCTCTGTCCTTGTCCTTATTCCTCATGCTTCCCCGCGTGACCTGATAATGTTTCGTTTGTGTCCTCTCTGCTACCCTCGAAGGTCACAGTGCGGGCAGATTGGGGCGTTGGTGTAGCACCACTCTTGATTGACCTGAGGGTGATGCTGTCACCTCCAGCAGTGACCACTTCAGTGACGACCTGTTTGAGCATGAAGGGGCATTCCTCGACGTTACAGGGCACACAGTGGATTTCACCCACGCGAGGATCTTCGATCACGATAGACCCCACATGACCCTTTCCACATCCAGAGCCCCAGCAGAGCTGAGCGACCTCCCTTTTGAGTGGTTCGATCGGGATGGCATAGAGCACGCTCATAATTCACCTCCAGAATTGAGAAAGCCAGAGCTTGAGGCCCTGGCTTGATGTTTAAGTGGCCTGCCTGGGTCATCCCCCACCCAGGCTGAGCCAGTGGCTCACACAGGGCTCACAGGCGTTTGGGCTATCATCGGTGCACCTGCAGCCTGCTGGCCTCTGTTGGGGCTCCAGCTTGCCCTGAGGTGGCATTGTGACGGGCTTGGGGGGTGTACTTCTCGATCGCCTCGGTGAAGGCGTCTCTCTCCTCTGGGGTCAGCCTGTCGTGGTAGATGTTCTTGTTCTGGAATTCGTCCAGTGGCTGCCAGTTACCGAGTGGCTTTCTGGTGAAGACGCCGTGTCGACCGACCTCAGCCTCGATGGCTGTCGGTGACACCTCACAGCCAAGAACCTTGGAGAGCCGATCGATGAGACCTACCAGTGAGTCAGGTACTGGGCACCCATCACACAGCCCCTTGAGACGCCTGACCTCCTCCTCAATGCCCTCAGGGGACACATTGAGCAGGGTGGCAAGGGTGGTCTGCTCATCCCTCAAAGACTTGAGGTCATCGAGCAGGCCGTTGACGGTGGCCTCAGGGTGTCCTTGGACTGGGCCCCTTGTTCTGTTGGTGTCTGTGATGCCCTCAGCGATGGTCTCCAGGCCGTAGAGGGACTGGGCGATCATCTCCTCAGCCTTCTCCCACTCGCCCTGGCTGATGGCCCTGGCAGCCTTGCGGAGGATGAAGGTTGCGCTGGTGACCATCATGGTGATGTTGTCGATGGCCACCTCACAAGCCAGGCTCAAGCGTTCGATCATCTCACTTGCTGCCGCCTGATGGGCCGAGACAGAGTCCTCAGGGACCGTCTGAGACCTGACCCATGTGGGCCCAGTCTCGCCCCCGGTGCCTTTGCAATACGCACAACGGTCTTTATTCATCATTCACCTCCATTGGTGAGTTGGGCTCAGTTGTTGAGCCATTGCTTGAAGCGCTTGGCCGTTGCCTCTTCAGATTCAAAGCCCTCGATGGGGTCAGCCCGGTCGGCCGAATCAAGATCGTCATCGACAGTCGGTGGTTGAGCATCTGAGAAAGGGGCCATGTCGTCTGATATGGGTCCGCCGAGATCAGAAAGTGGAACCATGTTGGCTGGCAGGTAGCCCTGATGGCCGCCGGGGATCTGCAAGGGGATCCCCACATACTCTGCCGCCGTGTTCCATGGAGCTCCGCCCTTGACCATCTCGTTGACCACCTGCATCTGTTTCAGCAGGTGATAGAGCAGGGCTGGCACCTTGGACGTGTCAGGCCAGAGCCTCATGTCATCGCCCCACTCATTGGCCAGCTGGATGGTGTACATGTCACCCAGCGACGCGATGAGAGGCAACAGAGTATCCTCCCACCAGATGGCCCTGGCCGTTTCGATGTTGTTGTAGGTGGCCCTGTCCAGGAGCCCCACAACGGGGGGGGGGACTCCGAACACGGATGCGATCTCCTCTCTGGTGAGCTTTCGCGACTCCTTGAAGTCCAGCTCAGCCGCTGTGGTACTGAGCTGCTGCCACTTGACCTCACCGCCGAGCAGCAGCGGAGATCGGCTGTTGAGAGCTCCCTGATACTGCTCAGCCATCATGGCGCGATGTTCGTCGAACTCCTCATCCAACATGGAGCCCTCGATCGTGAACACGCCAGGCGGCACCATGTGGTTCTCAAGCATCGACTTTTGCCAATCCGCACTCTCACGATCCACGTCGATGGATCGTGACGCTGCCTGCATTGGACTCAGACCCCAGTATGGGCAGGACGGGTCTGGTAGCATGTGATGAATGGCATCATTGCTGCCCAGCACATACCGCTTCCCATCAGCCGCCAGCACCGAGTAAGCGCTGACGTGGATGTCCTTGGTTGGGATAGGCATGATCCGTTGCGGACGGACCGTGAATAGGTTGATGGGCACTTCGCCAGGCTTGAGCCTGACCTTGCACACCACGCTATTGCCCGATAGCAGCAACTCCATGACGTTGAGTGTGACCAGCCGTTGACGAGTCCAGAATGGGTTGGGCCGGTCAATCAGTCGCTGCAGCTGGTGCTCAGGGACGTGCACCCACTTGCCGTCACGGCTCTTGCGCTGAGCCTGCCACGGGATTGAGGCAATCGCATTGGCGTTTCGCATGATGCAGGTGTAGACGATCCCGCTCGACTTGAGCCCCCTGGTGATGGCAGTGTCTGTGTCCCACTCAGACCAGATCGGCTTCCCGCTCATCCTGACTGGCAGGATGGTGCGGGGGGCCATCTTCATCTCGCCGGCGGCAAGGGCCAGCATGTCATGATGCCCCATCATCATGGGGCCACCTGGGTCAGGCTGACCCGCCAACCTGGACTTCGCCAAAGCCGTTGATGATGGTGATGAATTCTTGAATGGGTTGAACCGGCTGAAGAATGACATGCTGCCTCCTAGGGGTGGACAGCCCCAAAACTATCAGCCGCAATCACCAGAGTCCACATCAGGTGAATGGCACTCTCCGCGCTCCTCGTGGATCCGCGACCCTACCTCGTCTCCATTCGCCAGTCTGCACTGTGCCCCAACCTCAGCTCCGCACACCGGGCAAGAAGGTAGGTCGGTGTACTCCCACCCGCTCACCATGTGCTTGTCGGCTA